TAACTGTGGTTACTCAGAAGTTCCTAGTCAACATAAGTCTTTCAATATTATTGAATTAGATAATGGTCATTATGCAGCTCAACCAAATAATCGAGTTATATTTTACGATAAAAGTTTGTCTCCGAAAGAAATGACGTTTCCTGATTATAAAGTTTCGACTATTGAATATAGTGTCGAGCATCATTCTAAATGGGTCGCAGGAGATGATGAAAGTTTCTTTTATGAACTTAGAGATACTACAAAAAGCTGAACAGATAATATTAGATAAGAACGCTCCTCAAGAGATTCGAGAAAAAGCGTTCCTGGTCATCAAGAACCAAAAAGAAAAACAGGAAGTATCTGGAGCACAAACTTCAATACTAAAGTTTGCTCAACATATGTATAATGGATACAATACTCCTGCTCATATACAATTAATCGCTAAGAATCTAGAGGCGCTTGAAAATAATGAATTTGATCGTTTAGCTATATTCATGCCGCCAAGACATGGAAAGTCTATGTTATGCTCTGAAATGTTTCCCGCCTGGTTCCTTGGTCGTAATCCTAAAAATTTCGTTATTCAATCTACTTACGCTCAAGAACTAGCTGATGATTTTGGACGCAAGGTTCGTAACCATGTGAAATCGGAAGAGTTTATGAAAGTTTTTCCGAACACGACACTTCGAGATGATTCTACTTCAGCGAAACGTTTTCACACAGTTCAAGGTGGAACATACTCAGCAGTCGGTGCGGGTGGTGCTATTACAGGTCGTGGTGCTCACTTGCTCATTATTGATGATCCAATAAAAGGGCGTGAAGATGCGGAATCTCAAGTTCAAAGAAGAAATTTAATTGAGTGGTATAAGTCAGTCGCATTTACACGATTAATGCCAGGCGGAAAAATCATTATTATTCAAACGAGATGGCACGAAGAAGATCTCGCAGGTTTCGTTTTAGAAAACGAACCAGGGGCATGGAAAGTTTTAGATCTTCCTGCGATTAACGATAACGGGGATGCCCTATGGCCGGAAGCCTATCCTATTGAAAAATTAAAAAAGATTCAAGCGACAGTCGGAGAAAGAGTCTGGCAAAGTTTGTACCAGCAGAAGCCATCAGCAGAACAGGGGCAAATTTTAAAAAGAGATTGGTGGCGTGTATGGGATAAGAAAAGATTCCCTGGATGCCACACGATTATTCAATCTTGGGATACTGCGTTTTCAGCGAAACAGTCCGCTGATTATTCAGCGAGAACAACTTGGGGAGTATTTACACATATAGACGAAGAAGGAAGAGATCAAGCTTGTATAATTTTACTTGAAGCTTGGCGTAATCGTGTTGAGTATCCCGAACTACGAAAAGAGGCTCAACAATCATTTTTCGATTGGAAGCCCGATGTCGTCTTAGTTGAGAAACGAGCATCAGGGCAAAGCTTACTTCAAGATCTACGAAGAGCAGGAATCCCTGTAAAAGAATTTACACCAGATCGAGATAAAGTTTCGAGAGCACACGTTGTAGCTTCTATGTTAGAAACAGGATTAATTTGGGTTCCTAATGAATCATGGGTAGAAGATTTAATTGAAGAATGTGCTTCTTTTCCATACGGAAAACATGACGACTTAGTTGATACATCAACACAAGCATGGCAACTTATACGAGATAATTATTTAGTTTCTCACCCAATGGATCCCGAAGATGAAGATTGGGACGATAAACCTTATCGAGTATTACAGAAAAAGTCCTTTTACAGTTAAACAAATATCGTTATAGTATTTTTATTATGGCAAGTATGTACAAAGCGACCAAGCCCATGCCGGCAAAATCTAGTCCTAATTATGCGAAAGCTTTAATAGATGAAGATGATCGTTTCTACGATAAGTATCCAGCGTGTCGTCAAGATGATGAGATGCTCGTTGAAGCTATGAATAATCCAGGAAAAGAAATTACCAGCGAAAGCATGCAAGAAACACCTATGAAAGTAAGTGGCATGATGGTCATTAAAATAAAGGGGTAAATTATGAAAGGCGATTTAAACAAAGACGGTAAGATGTCATCTTATGAAAAGAAACGTTCTATGGCTATTGAAAAAGCTATGATGAAAAAGGGCGGCAAGAAAAAGAAGATGACTAAAAAGAAAATGTCTAAAAAAGACATGATGAAAAAAAAGATGAGGAAGAAAAAATAATGGGCGGTAGAAGAAAAGGAAAAGGAGCATATAACAAACCAGATATAAAAGGAATAAACACTGGTAAAAAACTATATCCAGTATCTGATGTTGATATCGAAAAGCTAAAAGACGCTAGTCAAAGAACAACAACAGTAAAACCTGACGGTATGGGTAAAGATTCTTTTGAAGCTATTAAAGAATTTTTAAAAAAAAAGAAGGAGTAAATAATGGGCGGAAGTAGATATGATGAATTAAGAAAACTTCTAGAGGAAGCACAAGAAACTGGTGATGAAGATAAAGCTTCAGAGGTTGTACGTGATATAGATTTAGAATTTCCTGAAGGCGATCCTGAAGATAAAGATTAATGGCTCGAAAACGAGATAAGCAACCTCCTAAGACGAAGAAATATTTTCGCCCTACTAAAAAGGGTGCGGGTATGACGAAAGCAGGAGTTGCTCGTTATCGTAGAGAAAATCCAGGTTCAAAATTATCAACAGCAGTTACAGAAAAAAATCCTAAAGGAAAACGTGCCGCTAGAAGAAAATCTTATTGTGCTCGTTCCGCAGGTCAAATGAAAAAGTTTCCTAAAGCTGCAAAAGATCCAAACTCAAGATTACGTCAAGCGAGAAGAAGGTGGAGATGTTAAGGAGATCATCTTTTCAAAAACAAATGAAAAATGGCAAAAAGAAAAAAACTAAAAAAAGCACCAAAAGAAAAGGGTGTTCCAAAAAAGTATCTTAGTGGAACTTCTGGTAAGCTTCGTTCAAGAAGGGCTGCAGCTATTAAGAAACGAAATAAAAATTATAAGGGAGAAGGAGCACTTCCTGGCGATCTCGATTCTAAAGGAAGATATAAAGGCGGTGCTAAGAAAAGTAAACACACAGCAAAATTTAAAAGGATGTATGGATAATGTCAAATGTAACTAAAGCACTTCGCAATAAAGCCAAAAAAACAGGGAAGTCTGTATCTACGTTAAGAAAAATATATAATCGAGGATTAGCTGCCCATAGAACTTCAGGTCATCGCACGGGCGCTTCTCCACAAGCATGGGCGATGGCAAGAGTTAATTCAGCGTTAACAGGTGGAAAGGCCGCTAAAGTTGATGCTGATATTTTAAAAGGTAGAAAAAGTAAAAATAGAAAAGCAGACGGCACGAAGAAGAAAACAAAAAAGAAAGGCAAGAAAAAGTAATGGCTACTAAAATAGAAAACGAATTAGAAAAATTAAGAAAAGAAAATAAAAAATTAGATAAGGAAGTTATTAAACTTCAGTCGAAAGTTTCACAGAAAGATCAAGCGTTAAAAGAAAAAGATTTACATATAAAATTTCTAACTGGTCGTTTATCGAATTGGGCGGATAAGTTTTTTGAATTACGAACTAACTTTATAAATTTACCAATCGGAGATAAAGTTAAGCTACAGGAGAGAATGCAAGGTGGCGAATGAAGATAATAAATTAGAAGATGTACTAGAAATAGAATCAGACGGTTCTATTAACGTAGATATTTCTGAAGGCGATGAAGAAGAGGAAGAAGAGTTTGTTAATCCTTATAAGACAGATCATTATGCAAACTTAGCTGAAGATCTAGATAAAGATAGACTATCTGAAATTTCTTCTGATCTTTTAACTAAATTTGAAAACGATAAGTCATCTAGAAAAGATTGGGAAGATCAATATTCAAAAGGATTAAAAATGTTAGGAGTAATCTCTGAAGAAAGAGATGACCCATTCCCTGGTGCTTCTGGAGTTCATAATCCTTTAATGGCAGAAGCTGCAACTCAATTCCAAGCAAGAGCGATATCTGAAATGTTTCCACCAGGAGGTCCTGTTAAAACACAAATTGTTGGAAAAATAAATGAAGAAAGAGAGCGACAAGCACAGCGAGTTCAAGAATTTATGAACTATCAAATTACTCAGTTAATGCCAGATTACTTTAGTGAACTAGATCAGATGTTATTTAACTTATCTCTCGCAGGTTCAGCATTTAAAAAAGTTTATTATGACACTACGTTAGATCAAGTATGCACTAAATTCATTCCTGCGGAAGATTTAGTCGTTTCATATAGCACTACAGAGTTAGATACTTCTCCTCGATACACTCAAATTATGAAATTAACTACTAACGATGTTAAAAAATACATGAAAAGTGGCTTTTATCGTGATTTAAAATTAAGTCAAGCTTCAGATGATGGTGAAGATACTCAAATTCAACAAACTTTAGACGAGATAGACGGAATTAACCCTGGTAATAGTGATCAAACTAGACAAGTTTTAGAGTTTCATGTTGATTATAACGTAGCAAATGATGAAGATGATATTGAGTTACCTTACATAATTACAATAGATCGTTCTTCACAACAAGTTTTAGCGATTAGACGAAATTGGAAAGAAGATGACGAGTTACAAAACAAAAGAGTTTACTTCATTCACTATAAATATTTACCAGGTTTAGGTTTTTATGGCTTCGGTTTAATACATATGATCGGAGGTTTACAACATGCAAGCACTGGTGCGTTACGTGCGCTACTAGATAGTGCTGCATTTGCAAATCTAAATGGTGGATTTAAAGCGAAAGGTGCTCGAATTGAAGGTGGAGATATAACAGTATCTCCTGGTGAGTGGGTTGAAGTCGAAGCTTACGGCGATGACTTGAGAAAATCGTTTATTCCACTTCCATTTAAAGAACCATCGCCTACTTTAATGCAGTTATTAGGAATTTTAACTGAATCTGGACGTAGATTTTCTTCAATTGCTGATGCTATGGTCGGAGATGCAGCTTCATCTGCTCCTGTCGGAAGTATCGTAGCGCAGATTGAGCAAGGATCAAAAGTATTTAGTGCGATTCATAAAAGATTACACATGGCGCAAGGAAAAGAACTTAAATTAATAGGAGAATTAAACGGAGAATTTTTAGATAATGAATATCCTTATGAAACTATCGGCGATGAAAAGATGGTTAGACGAAAAGATTTCGATGGACGTGTAGATATTATCCCTGTATCAGATCCAAATATTTTTTCAGCGGCACAAAGAATAGCGATGGCTCAAACTGAACTTCAATTAGCACAATCTGCTCCGAATATTATTGATGTTAAGAAAGCATATGAAAGATTAGTGCGTGCTTTAAATATTCCGAATCCAGATGAACTATTAATAGCTGATATGGAGCCAAAAAGAATGGATCCTGTTTCAGAAAATATGGCAATATTAAACGGAAAGCCGATTGAAGCATTTGCTGATCAAAATCACACGGCGCATATCGCAGTTCATCAACAATTTTTAACAGATCCACGATTTGGTGGAAACAAACAAGCACAACAAGCAATCTTAGGTCCGATGTTAGCGCACTTAGGAGAACATTTAGCGTTCCAATATCGTCAAACAATGCAAAGTATAGGACAACAAGCTGGCATGAATATGGAAATTCCATTAATTGATTTTGAAGAGGAAGAAACAGGACTATCTCCTGATATTGAAAATGCTTTATCTCAATTCGAAGCGCAATCTGCTCAATTACTCGCTCAAAGTCAACCACCGAGTGAAGATCAAATTAAACAACAGCAACAGAATGCTAAAGATCAAGCTGAAATTCAGTTAAAAGCTGAAGAATTAAATATTAGAAAAGCTAGATTCCAAGAAGGTGTAAAGAAAGATCAAAAAGTTCAAGATAGACTTGAAAGAGAATCTAAACTAAAAGCATTTGATACAGCTATGAAGATGGCGGAAAGGAAAGATGCTGCAAAAAAAGAGTCTTAGACCAACCGGAGAAGAAATAAGACAAGCTAAAAAATTTCTTCAAAATAAGAAAATAAAAACTCAAGTAATAAAGCCTAACTTATTTGCGATGGCTTCGAAAGAAATCGATAAAAATTACGATCAAACATTACAATCTATTTTAGAGGTACTTAATGCTAAAACTAACGGAAGCAATTCTAGAGGAAATAAAAAAACTTAGAAGAGATTTATCTGAACGAACTGTTAATCCAGGTTTTGATACTCACGAACAATATATCAAAACTATCGGAACTGTTTATGGTTTAGATAGAGCCAGAGATATTATTAAAGATATTTCTGAACGATACATGAAAGGAGATATACTCGAAGATGAGTAATATTGTCATGAATAATGATTGGCACACCGATAGTGATGTCGCCGATCCAAAAGAACTACCAATCCCATGTGGATATCGAATACTTATTCGACCAATTGCACCTATTACAAAAACTAAAGGTGGAATTATCTTAACTGACAAATCTGTAGAAGATCAAGCTTATCTTAACAGTAAAGGAAGAGTTGTTGCTATGGGAAATGAATGTTACGATAAAAGCCAAAAACCATGGTGTACAATTGGTGATTATGTAGTATATGGTAGATACGCAGGAAGTAAGATTGACGTAGGTGGCGTTAAGATGCTCTTGCTAAATGATGATGAGATATTAGCAGTTTTACCAAACCCTGATATCTTAACAACTAAAGTATAAACACGTGGCTCACACCCACGCAATACATGGGAGGTTAAACCATGATAGACGAAGAACTAAAAGAAGTTGAGGTAACTCTTGACGAAGAAAAAGAAGAACAAACGAATCAAAATCCAATTGAAGAAGCAGTCAATGCGCAACAGTTGGATAATGAAGGAGATTCTTCTGAGAATGCAGAATCAGAAAAGCCTGCATTAGAATCTGAACTTTCTAATCTTAAATCTGAATTAGAAGAAATTAAAAAAGAGCCTTATTCGGAAAGAGTAAAAAAACGTATCGCAAAAGAAGTTGCTAAAACTAGAGCGGCATCGGAAAAAGCAAAAATGCTTGAAGAACGTTTAGCTAAAATTGAAACTTCTATGGCAGAAAAAGAACAACAGGAACAGGAAAATCAATATAAAACTGTTTCTCAACAATTAAGAGAAGCGATTGAATCTGGTGAAACTGATAAACAAGTTGAACTAATGGAAGCAATGTCTGATTTAAGACAAAGAAAATCAGTAATTCAACCTACAAAACCAGTTGAAAAAACAGATAATATTGAGGAAAGAATTAACACTATTCCAGAATTAGCAAAAGATTGGATTGGTAAAAATTCTCATTGGTGGAATAAACCGGAATATAGAGATGCTACAACTCTTTCTTTTGGTATTGACAATCAATTAACGGAAGAAGGATACGATATTAATGATCCCGAATACTACAAAGAAATGGATAGAAGAATGTCAAAGTATTTTCCAGAATTGATAAATCCGCAACAAACCGCAGATAAAAACACTTCACAAGATGATAAAAAGGTTGTATCTTCAGAACAGAAGAGAGTGCAATCGCCAGTTGCAGGTGTTTCTCGATCAACATCGGGTTCTGCTAAGAGCGTTAAGCTATCTGCTGATGATTTAGCAAATGCTAGAAAGTTTGGAATAGATATTAGCGATCCAGCGGCACTGAAAAGATACGCAAGAGAACTTGCTAATCTTTCAATACAGGACAAATAGAAAAGGAGCCTGATAATGACAACTAAAGAAACACGAGATGAGCTTTCTCGTAAAAAAGCTTGGAGACCGCCATCATTGTTAGAGGCGCCCTCAGCGAGGCCAGGATATAAGCAACGTTGGGTAGCGACTAGCATTTTAGGTCAAGATAACCCAACTAATTGGGCGAAACGAATGAGAGAAGGTTGGCAACCAAGAGATCCGAAGACAGTGTCTAAAGATTTCCCTGTTGCTACTATTGAACATGGAAAGTTCGCCGGTTACATTGGCGTTGAAGGAATGGTTCTCTGTGAAATGCCAGAGGAAATGGTTTCGGAGCGTAATGAATATTATGCAAATAAAACACGAAATCAAGAACTCGCAGTCGAGCATGACTTACATAGATCAGAACAACCAGGTAATCCTATCCAACGAGACCATAGATCTAAAACGACAGTAGGTGGTGAGTAAGGCAATGGCAATTTTAAGGAGGTAAATATAAAATGGCTAACGCAAATCAACCACAAGGTTTTGTGCCTAAAAGACACTTAACCGGCGGCGTGATCAGAGCCAATGAATACCTAATTGCAAATGGAAAAGCTACTAATTTCTTTTCTGGCGATATCGTAGATCTCGGATCAGACGGATTTTTAGATGCTTTTGCTAATAGTGAAAAAGCAATTGGAGTATTTTACGGCGTTGAATATGTCGATGAAACTACAGGTGACGTGAAGTTCTTAAAAAGATGGGCTTCCGGCACAACAGTAAAAGCTAACACACAAGTGAAAGCTTATGTTTATGACGATCCAATGATTACTTATGAAGTACAAGCCGGTAACGGTTCTATCGCTCAAGCTAACATTGGTGAGACAGCAAACGTTCTATTAACAGCAGGTAATTCTACTTACGGTTATTCACAACATGAGTTGGATAACGACACTCTATCAAACGCTTCTCGTGTTCTTAGAGTTTTAAGAAAAGTAGATGAGCCTAATAATGATTTCGGTGCAGATGCTAAAGTTGAAGTAGTTATCAACCAGCATAGGTTATCGACTCAAGGCGCAGGAGTATAATAAGTTATGGCATTAAATAGATCTTTATTTACAAAACAGCTTAACTTAGGCCTTAACACTATTTTTGGTATGGAATACGACCGTTACCCAGAACAGTGGAGAGAAATATTCTCTGTTGAGCAATCACAAAAAGCTTTTGAAGAAGATGTACAAATGATTGGTTTCGGTGCAGCTCCTACTAAAGCAGAAGGCGCAGCCATCTCTTACGAATCAGGAAGAGAAG